CAACGCCGGCCTGCTGGGTGTGTTCAACACGACCAACACCGTCGCAATGGCTGACACGCAATTGATGCCATGGTCGAAGTTCCAAGTCGTCGCTACCCGCCGCATGTCCACGGATAGCGACGAGTCGATCCTGAACTTCTACCTGCGCAACAACGCGTACACGGCGATGACCGGCCGTCCGCTGACCCTCCGTGGTCTGCGCGGGTTGGACACCGCTGGCGTGTCGGGCGTTGCGCGGCTGATCTCGTATCGCAACGATCCGCAGGTGCTGAAGCTGCACATGCCGATGCCGCACCGGTTCCTGCCGGTGTACCAGTCGGGCCCGATCCGCTGGGACGTGCCAGGCGTGATGCGCTTGGGCGGCCTGGACGTGCGTCTCCCCGGCGAGCTCAGCTACCTGGACGGCATCTGACCACCCGCCACTGAAGCAAAGCGCTGAGTCGAACGCCCCGGGGTAACTCGGGGCGTTCCATTTCGAGGAATAGGATCATGGCAACCGTCATCAACACGCACCGCAATCCGCTTTCGGTACATGGCGTATTGCTGCAACCGAATACCCCGACCTCGATCCATGACTGGGCCGAGATCAAGAAAAACGCAGTCGTCGCCGCGTGGTTGAAGGCCGGCATACTGCATGAAGGCCCGCCCGAATCGAAGTTCATGCCGCCGGCGCCGGAGGACGACAAGGACGTGCTGCTCGCGCGACTGGCCGAACTCGGCATCAAGAAGGGCAAGAACTCCAAGATCGAGACGCTGCAGGCCGCGCTGGTCGAAGCGGAAGCCGCACAGGGCGGGCAGGGCTGACCGATGGCCTACTACGGCACGCTCGCAGACGCGAACGTCTACAACGCCGACCGAGGCCGTGCCGACTGGGCCGCCGGCACCGAGCCAGATCGGGAGGCCGCGCTGGTCCGCGGCAGCGATTACGTCGACCAGCGCTACGGCGCCCAGGCGTGCGGCTGCGGCGGTCCGGCGTTTCCCGGGAAGAAGACCGGAGGCCGTGAGCAGGAACGCGAGTGGCCGCGCACTGGGGCAACGGACCGCGCCGGCAATCCGATCCCCGACGACGAGGTGCCGATCGAGGTCGAGCGCGCTACATACGAGGCTGCGTACCGCGAACTGCTGAATCCGGGCAGCCTGTCGCCCGACTACGTGCCGGCGCAGCTGGTGAACAAGGAGAAGGTCGGCCCGATCGAGGTCGGCTATGCGGTATCGCAGGATGCCGACGGCAACCCGCTGCGGCCGGTGGTGACGGTGATCGACGAGATCCTGTCGGGCCTGCTGACGAAGGCGTTCTGCTGGCCTGCTGTCCGGGTGGTGTGATGGTCGACGCCCTGTACGTCCGGCTCGAGGCCACGGCCAAGCGCCTGATCGCCAAGTACGGCAAGGACGCCTTCATCGTCCGCGACGTGCTGACCGGCCCGCCGCACAATCCCACCGTCACCCCGACGCCGTATGCCTGCAAGCTCGCGGACATCGGCTACAGCCTGACCGATCGCGACGCCACGCTGATCCTGACGGGCGACAAGGTCGGGATCATCTCGCCGGACCTGAGCATCGTTCCCGAGAAGTCCGACAGGATCCGGATCGACGGCGAGGACTACAACCTGGTCGACCTCGAGCCGCTGAATCCCGGTGGCCTCACGGTCATCTACGAATACCATGCACGCCGCTGATGGCCAGAAAGCTGACCCGCCGCCAACTTGAGAAGCTGGCGGAAGGCTTCGAGCCGAAGATCCGGCGCGCATTCCTGGCGGCGTTCGAGGACGTGCGCAATCAGGCCGGCGTCAACGCGATGGCGGAGCTGATCCGCATCGGCCGCGTGGACGCGCTGACGGAAGCGCTGGGGATCAATTCGGCGAGGTTCGCGCCGCTGGCAGAAGCCGTGCGATCAGTCTTTGCCGAAGGTGGCCGGTTGGCTGCGCTGGAGATTCCCCCTTTGGTGTCGAATGCGCCGTTGCTGCAGGGCCAGTGGCGGGCGCCGGCGTCCGAGGCGATGAAGGTGCACTTCAGCTTCGACATCCGCGCGGCAGGCGCCGAGCAGTGGTTGCAGCAGCACTCCGCCAACCTGGTCACGGAGATCATCAACAGCCAGCGTGACGCGATTCGCACGACGATCGCTGAGGGCATGGCAATGGGCCGGGCGCCGCGGCAGACGGCGCTGGACATCGTGGGGCGCGTCGGCACCACGGGGCGCAGGACCGGCGGTGTCGTCGGTTTGACGTCGCAGCAGGCGCAGTACGTCGCGAATGCCCGGGCTGAACTGCTGAGCGGCGATCCGGCCCAGATGTCGCGGTACTTCAGCCGTGCCCGCCGCGACAAGCGTTTCGATGCTGCGGTGCGCAAGGCGATCAAGGAGGGCCGGCCGCTGTCGGCCGCGGACGTCGACAAGATCACAGGGAGGTACGCCGATCGGCTTCTGGCGTTGCGTGGCGAAACCATCGCACGCACCGAGTCGATCACGTCCATGAACGCGGCGCGGGAGGAAAGCTACCGGCAAGCGATCGAGGCCGGCGACCTGCTTCCGGAGAACGTCATCGGTACTTGGGGCGCCACCGGCGACCGGAAGACCCGGGATACGCATCAAGCCATGAACGGGCAGGAGCGCCGTTTCGGCGAGCCGTTCCTGTCGCCATCCGGGGCGATGTTGCGGTATCCGGGCGACACGTCTCTGGGCGCTGGTGCCGACGAGATCGCCAACTGCCGCTGCACGAAGATCTTCCGGATTGACAACAAGGCGGAGGGTGCCCGTGGCCGGTAACGACTTCGCTGCCCAGGTCCGCGCCATGACCGAGAAGTGCAAGCAGCGGCAGGACGCGATCTTCCGCGCATCGGCCGCGAGGGTGATGGACGAAGCCAACGTGCCGGAGGCGCAGGGCGGTCGGATGCCGGTGAAGGACGGCTTCCTGCGGAACAGCACCACGGCCGCGACGTCGCCTTCCGGTGGCGGCAGCGATCCGGCGCTGGTGTTCGCGAAGCTCGAGGTCGGCCAGACGGTCTACGCCGGATGGACCGCCGAGTACGCGATGCGCCAGGAGTTCGGGTTCGTGGGCGAGGACTCGCTCGGGCGCGAGTACAACCAGAGCGGCAAGGCGTTCCTGCGGACCTCGCTGCAGCGCTGGCAGGAATACGTGGACGACGCGGCACGCGATGCAGAGGCGAAGATTCGATGATCGACGACGCGATCTATGACGCCTTCGCGCTGCGGCTTGCGGCCTTCGCTGCCCTGTCGACGCCGGCGCTTCCTGTGGCCTATCCGGACGTGGCGTTCACCCCGCCGTCGACCGGGAAATGGCTGGAGGCGCAGTGGATACCGAACCGGTCGCGGAACTACGGGATGGAAGACGACGGCCCGACGATGATGCAGGGTCTGGCGCAGGTGAACGTCTGCTTCCGTCCTGGTGGTGGCCTGATGGCCGGCCTCGCACTGGCCAATCAGGTCGTGCAGTACTTCAACAAGGGCACACGTTTCGATATCGCTCGGGTCTACGTGAAGCCGTGGGTGGCAAACGTGTTGCCGGAGACGACCCGCGTCGCCTACCCGGTGACCATCTCCTGGCGAGCAATGGTTGATGGATGAGCAAGAAATGGATCATCTGCGCATCCGGACCGAGCATGGCGCAGGTCGACTTGGGGTTGCTGCGGCGTCATCGGTCGTGGCGCGTGATCGTAGTGAACAACACATGGGAACTGCTGCCCTGGGCGGACGTGCTCTACGCCGGCGACCTGCAGTGGTGGGATCGGTACGGGAAGGCGGCGCGCAGCTTCGCCGGCGAGCGCTGGACCTGCGACCCCATGGCGGCGCATCGCTACCGCCTGCAGCGCGTCACGCTGCGGGAGGGCTTCGGGCTCTGCCGGGAGCCGCGATGCGTGAACAGCGGCGGCAACAGCGGCTACCAGTCCGTGAACCTCGCCTGGCACTTCGGGGCGCGGAAGATCGTACTGCTGGGCTTCGACATGCATCGTAAGCAGGGTGGCCACTGGCACGGCGAACACGTCCGGATGGACGGGAAGAACATGCTGAGCGCGCCGGCATCGCATATTGCGGTCTGGCGAAACCGGTTCGAGGCGATGGCCGAGGATCTTCACGCGGAAGGAGTCGAAGTGGTGAATGCGACGCAAGGGTCGGCCTTGGAGTGGTTTCCTCGCCGGCCGCTGGCGGAGGCGCTTCGGGCATGACCGAACTGGCGACGTGGGATGACGCGCTGCGGCCGTTCCGGTTCAGTCCGAAGGAATCGGCCATCGAACTGATGAGCCGCCTGACGCGCGAGTGGTGCGCCGTGCTGGATGTGCCGATGCCGAAGCTGCGCCGCGGCAGGACGCGGGTGCGGCGGGAGTTCTGGGACCACACGCAGATCGGCGCCCATACCGATCGCATGATCGCGCTGCAGCCGAAGATGAAGGTGGACAAGCCGCCGCGCCGGGATGCGGGTCCGATCGTGCTGATGGAGTTCGCGCCGGGCGTGGTCGGCCAGATCGACGGCCGGCACCGGGCGAACATGTGGCGGCACCGGCCCGGCCGGTACGAGGTGCTGGTGATCGAGGGGTGGTCGTGCGGATCCTGATTGCAAGCAAGCGGGCACCGGGAACGCCGGGGCGACGCGATGGAGGCGTGCAGACGTGGATCGCCACGGTGGCCACGGAACTGCGCCGGCTCGGTCATTCCGTGGACGTGGTGGGCGCCGGAGACGCGCCGCCGGCCACGGGCTATGACCTGGGCATCTTCGCCAACGCTGGGCATACGCAGCCGTTCATGGAGTCCTGCGGGCGGGTGCTGGTCGTCTCACACGGGATCGTGCCTGACGAGGAACCTCGCTGGGGCGATGTATGGGCCTTCACGTCGGAGGAAGTCTCGCGACATTGGCAGCGGAACGGCCGCGCGTTCGATCCGATCTGGGACCACGCGATCATCCGCCAACCGATCGACCTGGAGTTCTGGTCGCCTCATTCGAAGTCGAAAAACCGGAAGTCGACCGTCGTCCGCTACGCCAACCGCGGCGGACTGGAATGGCTGCCCGAGGTCGCGGCGCGGCTTGGCCTGCAGTTCGTCCACGTCCGCAACGCCACGCCTACTCAGGCGCGCGACATGCTGCGGGACGCGGCTTGCGTGCTGGCCAGCGGTCGGTGCGCGGTCGAGGCGATGGCTTGCGGTGCTCCGGTGGTGGTGTGTGACGACCGGCCGTATCAGGGGCCGCTGATGGACATTGGATCCGACGCCATGCGCCGGAACTACAGCGGACGTGGTGGTGTTACACCGACACCAGACGCGATGGTTGCCGAGGTCAGGAAACTGTGGCCGCTGTCCGGCTGGCGAGAGTACGCCGAGAGCCACCATGACGTGCGCAAGGTCGTCCCGCAGTTGCTGGAGGCCGCGTGCTGCACCTACTGACCCCGACCGGTGGCCGGCCCGAAGGCCTGGCCCTGCTGGCCGGCTACGTCAATGCGCAGGCCTACACCGGACCGGCTCGCTGGATCATCGTCGACGACTGCGACCCGGCGACACCGGTGCCTGCGGTGCGCGACGGGATCGAGGTCGAGGTCTTCCGCCCGTTCTGGCGCTGGCGGCCGGGCATGAACACGCAGGCGGCGTGCATGGCGGCTGGTCTGGCGCGGGTGCCGGATGATGCGGTGCTGGTGATCCTGGAGGACGATGACGCCTACCTGCCGGACCACATCACCACGGTTCTGGCCGCGCTTGATCGCGCCGAACTGGCCGGCGAGCGGGTCGCGCGCTACTACAACGTCGCCACGAGGCGGCACCAGACGATCCCTAGCGCGTTCCATGCCTCGCTGGCGTCCACGGCCTGCCGAGGCGCCGGGTTGCTTTTGCTGAAGCGCCTGTGCAGCGAGGGAAGTCGCAGGATCGACATGGACCTGTGGCGTGGCTTCACGGGCCGCAAGGAACTGCTGGACACCGGCAACGTCGTCGGGATCAAGGCGCTCCCCGGCCGCGGCGGCATCGGGGTCGGTCACAGGGACACATTCGGCACCCCGGACCCATCCGGCCAGGTTCTGGCAGAATGGATCGGCGCCGAGCGTGCGGCGGCATACGATGGGTTCCGGAGGATCGAAAATGCAGTCTGAAGGGTCTAGCTTGGAGGCCGCGAGATGGAATCCAACGCCTCAAATCCGTTGGGCCACTCCCGACGACAGACTTGTCGCGCCGAAACTCGAGCGCCTGTTTGACGTGGTGATGCCAAATGGCTCTCAAGGACAGGTGTGGGCCGAGGTGCATCCGAAGGCATCCATGATCCGTCTGGTGCGGCCGCAGTGATGGACAAGCCAAAAGTCTCCCTGCTGGCGGACTTCAAAAAGGACGACAAGGCCGCGGCGCTCGAAGAGATGCGGCGCTCGATGCCGGCTATGCTGGAATACCAGCGCGCCATGGCGAAGCTGCAGCGCGAGGCGTACGTCGCGTACATCAAGGAAGGCTTCACGGCGAAGCAGGCGATCGAACTTTGCAAGGCGATCCGGTAGGCGCCACGACAATCTGAGAATCCACAAGGCTCGCTTCGGCGGGCCTTTTTCATGCAACAAATTCAGCGAGTCCACCAACTCGCACCCAGTCCCGGCGCCGCCGGTTGTACGCCCGCCTCGCGCGGGCTTTTTCATGCCCCAACGTGAGGAAATCACCATGTCCGAAGCATTCTCCAACAGCGGCGACAAGCTCTTCATCTGCGTCACGCCGCAACCCGACGACCTCGACGACGGTGCGTCCACCGGCTTCCCGAGCCTGCTCTACGTGCAGGTGAAGAAGGTCGGTAGCGCCGGCGAGCGCGGTATCAGCACCAACATCCTGACCTACGACACCTGGGACACGCAGGTCGCGCTCAAGGCCAAGGGCATCACCAACGCCGGCGATCCCCAGGTCGAGGTGGCCGAAGACCTGACCGACCCGGGCCAGACCGCAATGCGTGCCGCCGGCGACCCGTACAACAAGGGCAACTACGCCTTCAAGGTCGAGCGTTCCGACGGCTCGCTCGAGTACTGGCGTGGCCTGGTGGCCGGCCCGAACATCCCGGGCGGCCGGAACGAGGACTTCCGCCTCAACGTCTTCACGATCGCGCTGCAGCAGGCACCGATCGTCGTGGCGGCTCCGGTCGGCCCGTAACCGCATACCGGCGGGGTAGGGCTTCGGCCTGAAAGGTGGGACTTGATCCGACCCGCTTCCCCGCCGGTTCTTTTCCCGGATCGTGGATCACAAGGATCACGAAATGACCGACATTGCGAACATCGTCGCCACCGAGCGCGCGATCGACATCCTGCACCCTGCGACCGAGGAGCCCGTGGGACTCTCGATCACCCTGCTGCCGGATTCCCATCACACCGTGAAGGCTGCGGCGCGCAAGGCGCTGAACGAGCGGCTGTCCGGCAAGGGCAAGCTCACGGCCGAGCGCATCGAGGCGAACCGCCTGGACCTGCTGGTGGCATCGGTGGGCGGATGGGAATGGCAGGGCGACCTGACCTTCCGCGGCGAGAAGCCGGACTACAACGAAGCGAACGTGCGCAAGGTACTCAAGGCGCTGCCGTGGATCAAGAACCAGATCGACAAGGAGCTCGGCGAAACCGAGGAGTTCTTTCGCCGAGATCCGGACGAAGCTGACTGAGGCTGTCCGCCTCACCGTCCGGTACGAGATGCCGGACGAGAACGGAGAGACGCGCCGCCAGAAGAACATCCGGTTCGGCGAGCCGTCGAAGAATCCCGAGATCGACTACCCGGACGAAGCTGCGCACGTCTGGGATTGGTTCTGGGACGAACTCAATCCGCGGCGTCGGTCGGGGCCCGAGGCTTTGACCTTTGCGGACCTGGGCGCATGGGCCGAGCTCACCGGCCGAACGGTGCGGCCAGAAGAGATCCGAATGCTGCTGGAAATGGACAACGCCTTCCTTCGGGAAGCACGCGATGAACAGGCTGCTGCGCAGGCGCGGGCGGCGGAACAGGCAAAGGTGAAGACGTGACAGACATCGCCCAACTGTCCTATTCGGTTAATTCCAGCGGACTGGAAAACGCGACCAAGGCCCTCGACGCCAATGCAACCGCCGCGGAGAACGTCAGCGGGTCGACGAAGATCCTTGAGCGCGAGTACGACAACCTGATGCGCACGGCCAATGCGACCGGCGCTGCAATTCAGGGCAGCGAGGACCGGTACCGCAGCATCGCGCAGCAGGCGATGGCGTGGGCGGAGGCGAACCAGGCTGCCAACTTCTCGGAGCGCGCCCTCGCAGAAGCGGCGCGGGATGCCGCGCAGGGCATCGACTGGAAGGCCCAGGTCATGGCCCGCGCCGGCACCGAGCAGGAGCGTATGGCGCAGCGCGTGGAGGCAATGCGCCTTGCCGAACAGCGTCTGGCCTCGCAGCAGGAGGCCACGGCTCGTGCAACGCAGGCGCAGGAACTCAATCTCAAACAGTTGCTCGGGCAGATCGATCCGACCATTGCGAAGCTGGAAAAGCTGGCCGATATGGAGGAGAGGCTACACAGGGCATCCGAACTCGGCCTGATCAAGCCGGAGGTCTTCCAGCAGTACCAGGACAAGATCGACGTGATGCGGTCGGCCACGCTCAACGCCGGCAAGGCATCCGATGTGATGACCCGCAGCCTGGGCGACCTCAACCTGCAGGCGGTGCATACGCAGCAAAGCGTGGCCTCGTTGGTACGTGCGCTGGCCAACGGTCAGTGGGGACAGGCGCAGGCGTCCATGACGTCGCTCACGGCCAGAACCGGACTGCTGGGGAGCGCCTTTACTGGCGCCGGACTGGCCATAGGCGGCGCAGGGCTGGCCATTGGCGCCTTCGCGATCATGGCGGCCAAGGGCTACATCGAATCCCGCCGACTGGAAGGCGTGATCATCGGCATGGGCAGCGCTGCGGGCTTCACCGCTGGCCAGGTGCTCGACCTGCGCAACGAGATCGGCAACGCCACTGGCGATTACAAGGTCGCCACGCAGGCAGTGAATCAGCTGCTGCTGTCCGGAAAGCTCACCGGAGAAGCGCTCGAAAGCGTGGCGCGCTCCGCCAGCAACCTCGCAAGCCTGACGGGCCAATCTGTCGGCTCGATCGCCAGCGAGATCGAAACGCTCTCCGATGGCGCGGCCGACTCGATCCAGAAGCTCAACGACAAGTATGGCTTCCTGACGATCGAGACGTACAACCATCTCCGCGCGCTTCGGGACGAAGAGGGTCAGTACGCGGCCAACAAGTACGCCATCGAAGAACTCGAGCGCGTCAGCGCCGATCGCGTGCAGAAGATGCGCGACTCGGCCGGCATCCTGGAGCGCGCTTGGATTGACGTAGGCACCGCACTGGATGCCGTGAAGCGATCCTTGCTGGACATCGGTCGCAACGACCCGACGGCGAAGATTGCAACCGCGGAACGCCTGCGGAACATGTCGAAGTTCACCGGTCCTCTGGGGCCGCTGGCCAACATCTTCGGCGCAGCGTCCAGTGTTGGCGGTGGCGCGATGGGCGGATTCGGCCGCAAAGAACAGTGGACGATGGAAGCCGAAGCCTTGCAGAAGAAGGCGGAGGCAGAAGGGGCGTCTGCAAAAGCAACCCGCGACATGATCGCCGCCGAAGAGGAAGCCAAGAAAGAGAGCAAGGGCGCGCTGGACATCATCGAGCGCCGTATCGCCAGCTACGACAAGGAAGCAGCGAAGCTGCAGGCCCGCAACGAGATTATTGCCGCCTACAACAAGCTCTCGATCAGCGACCCGAACAACGATCGACTCTATGACGGCTCGCAGGAAAAGATGCTGCGCGAGTCGGACAAGAAGATCGACGAACAGTTCGCCCGTCGCGCCAACCGCGGCGCCGCTGCCGCCAACCGCCTCGCCGACCGCATGCTCCGTGCCGACAACAGTATGGAGAAGTACATCCGGAAGTGGCAGACCGAGCTCGACGGGACCGGCAACAAGGTCATGGACGAGTTTGAGCGGCGAATGGACACCATCGCCGAGAAGGTCGCCGAGTTCGAGCGCCTGAAGGTGCCGGCGGACAAGATCGCCGAGTTCAAGAAAGAGATGATCGGGCTCGCCGAGGGCATCCGCGACAAGGATATTGCCGAGTATCTGCAGGACTTTGAGTTTGCTACGCGTGGGCTTACTTCCTTCCTTGTTCCTGGAGCGGACGCGTTGCTTCGTTTCGAGGAGGCGATTACCTCGCTAAGGAAGGAAATGGAGTCCGGAATCCTCACGGAGGAGGCGTACATCCAACGCGTTCTCGCCTTGCAGAAGCAACGCGATTCCGCGGCGATCAGCCTCGTACAGTCCATGGAAGATGAACTGCAGACGATGGGCATGTCCGCAGATGAGCAGGAGATTTGGAACAACCTTCGCCGTGCCGGTGTATCCGCCGATTCTGACTTCGGCAGGACCATCATCGAAACGACCAAAGCGATCCAGCAGCAGCGCGAAGCGATCCGCGACCAGATCGAGATCATGGACGCGGCCCGGGATTCGACACGCGGACTGTTTGACGATCTTTACAACGGCGTCGGCGTCCTGAAGTCGCTGGAGAACGCCTTCGGGCGCTTCGCCGATGCCCTGTTCGCATGGGCATCGAACGACGTGGTCGAGCAACTGTTCGGCAAGCGAGGCGATACCGGTTCCGGTCCTGCGGGTGGTTGGTTGGGGAATCTGCTTGGCTCGATGTTCGGCGGCGGAAATGCAAGTGGATCCGGGAACAGCGATTCCGGCTCAATCATGGACCTGCTTGGCAGCTTTGGAAGCAGCGGATTCTTCGGCGGTGGCCGCGATCTCGGAGGTGACCTGAGAGCGGATCGCTTCTATCGGGTCGGCGAACGCAACGTCCCGGAACTGGCAAAGATCGGGAACCATCAGTTCCTGATTCCGGGTGACCGCGGCCGTGTGGACACCATGAAGACCGCGACGACGCCCCATCCGCAGATCAATCTGGCGCCGACCATCGTCGTGCAGGGGCGACCCGACAAGCGGACGCGGTCGCATATTGGACGCGAAATGGCCGACGAGCTCCGGTTTGCGCAGAGGAGTGCGTAATGCATCTGAAGCGATACATCGGCCCGGCCTTCTCGTATGGCTGGCAGGGAGGGCCTGGCTTCCGGACCGACATCGAAGACATGGTGAACGGATACGAGAAGCGAAACGGCGGCTGGTCACAGGGGCGCCACGCCTTCCGGCTCGGATTCCAGCAGTTGTCGCCAGAAGCATTCCGGACGATCAAGGATCATCACGGCATCTGCCGCGGAATGCTGCACGCGTTCCTCTTCCAGGATGGGATGGACCCGGTTGCCGTCGACGAACCGTTTGGGGTCGGCGATGGCGCCACGGAGACGTTCCAACTGTCGAAGCTGTCGGTGGGCGATGGGCAGGAGTACCGCCGCATCGTGACGGCCCTGTATGCGCCGGCTGGCGATGGTGATGCCAGCCCCGTGACGCCGGTCGTTACCGCGGATGGCGACCCCACAACCGCATTCACTGTCGATCGCGACCGTGGGCTGATCACTTTCGATTCTGCGCCTTCGCCTGGCGAAGTTCTGCGCTGGAGCGCTCCGTTCTCTCTGTGGGTCAGGTTGGACAGCGACGAGCTCAAGTTCTCCTACGACCAGCCGAACGGCATCTATGGCGAGCTCGGGGTCATCGAAGTCAAGCCGCCGAGGCTGGTGTCGTGATCCTGAAGAAATTCATCCCGGCACCGCTGCAGGAGCACTACGACGGGGATGCGCTGACGGTGTGCTTGCTGACCCGGATCAAGTGCAAGGACGGCTCGCTGTTTGGCTACACCGATCTCGACGTGAACGTGCGCTACGACCCGGCAGCGTATGACCCCGGCGGGACTGGGGACGACTGGGGACCACTTGACCACACCGCCGACACCGGCGGTTTCTCTTTGGCGCGACTGGAATCAGCTGCCGACCTGTCGGTGGACAACTCCGAACTCAAGTTCCTGCCGGGCACAGGCACGATCTCGCCCGAGCAGATCCTGTCGGGCCTTTTCGATTCGGCGGACGTGCGCATCTACCGCGTCAACTACATGGACCTGTCGATGGGCCATGAGTGCGTGGCAACCGGACAGCTGGGCAATGCGCGTGTTGCGGAGAACTTCGCGTTCCTTGAGTTCAGGTCGCTGACCGATCTACTGAATCAGCCGGAAGCCGACCTGTTCTCGATCCCGTGCCCGCACGTGTTCGGCGGCCCGAATTGTCCGAAGACGTACACGTGGACCGAGTTCACGGTCACGGCGGTTGACCCAACGGACTCGCAGCGCGTCTTCGGAACCGACATATCGCCAGACGACAACTTCTACGTCCCGGGTGTGGTCGAGTGGACCGAGGGTGACAACGCCGGATCGCAGGACGACGTCGACCAGAACACGGCGGGCACGTTCGCCCTGTCGCTGCCGGCTAAGTTTCCGATCAAGGTTGGGGATAAGGGGCGGGCGCGCCAGGACTGCTCGAAGCTGTGGGACGACGAGGTGATTGGCTGCCTCTACCACTGGGCGGCCGAGCGCCATAAGTACCACGGCGGGTTCCCTGACATTCCAGTCGCGGACGGCGGCAACGCCATGGTTCCCGGGGCGCAGATCAATGCCCGTTGAATCGAAGCTGGCCGCGCTGCGCGAGTGCATCGGCACACCGTGGAAGCATCAGGGGCGCAACCCGAAGGTTGGGCTGGACTGTGCCGGCTTCGGCGCGCACTGGTTGGCGCTGAATGGAATCCGCGTCAAGGATCGCAAGGACTACGGCCGCGATCCCGATGGCTCGCTGTGGTCCGAGATGTGTCGATGCCTCGGTGAGCCCGTCGCGCGGGGGCGTAATTGTGCCGCGCAGGCGCGACCCGGCGATGTCGTGCTCATGGAATACACCTTCGGCGCGCATCGCCATGTCGGCGTGGTTGCCGACGCCTACGGGTTGTCGCTGATCCATGCCGACTCGAACGCGGGAAAGGTCGCGGAGCACCCCATTGACGCCCGTTGGGCGCGCCGCATCGTCGGCGTCTGGAGGCTTCCTTGAGCGGCCAACAGTGGGGCTCCGTCATTGGCGGTGTCATTGGCAGTTTCATCCCGGTCGTCGGGACCGCGCTCGGGTCGACCATCGGCGGCATCATCGGTGGATGGGTCGATCCCACAAAGATCTACGGCCCCCGCCTGTCCGACGCGCAAACGCAGACCGCCATGGACGGCGTGCCGCGTGCCTATGGCGACGGGACGTTCCCCTGTCGCGGGAATCTGATCTGGCAGGATATCGTCAAGGAGCACAAGCATAAGGATGACGGCAAGGGCAGCGGCCAGAAACAGATCACCTATACCTACACGCGCAGCTACGCCATCGGCGTGTGCAAGGGGCCGATCTCCGGCTTCAAGGCCATCAAGCGCAACAAGAAGATCGTTTTCGATGCCCGTACCGATGCGGAACTCTCGGCGCTGGGCTATACGTCGGAGCAGATTGCAGAGTCGCGCGCAGCGCAGGCCAAGTTCCTCCAGAAGTGCACGCTGTACTACGGCACGGCCGACCAACAGCCGGATCCGACCATCGTCGCGGTCAAGGGCGTCGGGCACGTACCTGCCTACACAGGCACCGCCTACATCGTCCTGACCGACGACGAGACGATGCAGGGCGAGGTCGCGCAATACGAGTTCGTCGTGGCGAATTGCGGGGATCGGACGGAGGATGGCGCCGATCCCAACGCAACGGGGTGGCTTGGGACGGGGATCATGGCATCAGGCCTGCGCGCGTCTGTCCGCGAGCTGTCCTATGCGGGCGACTGGCTGGGATCAGGCGAGATCGCAACTACATCCGTGAACGATTCCAACATCAAATCTCTTGAGCGATACGGCGACTATCTATTTCTGGATATTGATGGAGTACCCAATCTCCGGATTGCAAATGTTTCCGATGTAGAGACGTGGATGGATGGCCCAGTTGTCCCGTCAACAGATTTCAAATCAAGGGTCGCAGTATCGGGAGGCAGGCTATTTCACTACGGATACTCACCGACCGTTTCGTACCTCGATTCTCCGTCCGACACCACATGGGGAACGCGGACGTTCAGTGGTGGGTTCACATCAAACCGTATCGGGGCGATGGCGGGAAATGGAACCCAGGTCATTGCGGTCAACGACTATGGACAGCTGTGGGGGTCAAACAACAACGGTGATTCATTCTCTATCGGAGCGTTGTTGTTCTATCCCACTAGGTTCTACACGACCAACGACGCCATCGATTGCAACGGCAGTCGTTTCGTAATTGGTGGCGCGGACGACGGTAATTTGGCAGGTGCGTTCTACACAGATGACGCTGGGGCCACTGTGACAAGGTGCCTGTTCCCCAATGGATACCCAACTGCGGCGAGCGTGTTCCAAGTCAAGTATTGCGGAGGAGATACCTGGCTCCTCGCGATGATATCTGTCGCCTCACTGGACGACTTCGCACTTTATATGTCGCAAGACAATGGCGTTACTTTTAGTCCGGTCACGTCTTTGGCCGGCCTGATTTTCAACGGCCGTAACAAGCAAGCAATCGCTGTCGACGCAAATGCGAATCGGGTCGTCGTCGTGGGGGTTGTGTATGGAACTGGCGTCTACAATGCCTTCTACACCGATAATTTCGGTACGTGGACTCCGATCTCGCTTTCCGGGACCACCGTTACAGGTATCGCCGAGGTCTATCCGATAGGTTCGTCCCACGTAAATGAAGGAGTCGCGATTCCAGACGCGCCCGGGTTTTACATTGACCCGGCGACAGGCCAGATCACCGGCCCCTCCGGAACGCAGGTCAGCGTGTGCAAGCCAACGCTGGGGCAGCTCGTATCCCGCCAATGCGCCAAGCGCATCAACACGTCCGTCATCAACGTATCGGAGTTGACCGACGAGGTTGTTGGTTTCCGCGTGGCATCACCGTCATCGCCGAAGAAGAACATCCAGGCATTGCAGCCGGGATACTTCTTCGATGGGTCGGAGTTCGACGGCGTTCTTCACTTCCCGAAGCGCGGCGGCGAGGATTCGTTCGCACTGACCATTGACGACCTGTGTGAGAGAGACGGTGATCTGATCCAGTGGGAGACCAAGCAGGAGCCAGAACTTCTGCGCAAGGTCACGGTCGGCTACATGGATCCGGACACGACCTATACGGCGACGACGCAGCAGTGGGAGCGGCGCGCGGCCACAGTCAAGGCCGAAGGCGAGGGCGTGGTCGAGTTTCCGGTGGTGGAGTCCAAGGACTGGGCCGCACAGGCTGCACACAAGACAGTCAAGGTTGGCTGGGCGGAGGCTGATGAGTGCACGTTCGACGTGTCGATCGGACGGTCGGACCTTGTGACAGCCGCCGTTGGCACGATTGCCGATGAAAAGGGCACCGTCCACCGCATCCGAATCGAGCGCATTGAGGATGAAGGGCTGCGACGGATGATCCACGCCCGGCGCACGAGGTCGGACGTGTACGAATCGACGGTAAGCGGTGCCGCCAAGCCGCTGCCGCTGTTCCCCGGATCAAACATCCGCGGACCGGCGGATGCGCTGCTGATGAATCTCCCGTTGCTGGGCGACACGAACGACGTGCCGGGCCTCTATTGGGCGGCGGCGGGATTCCTATCCGGCTACGTGGGGACAAGCTTGCAGCTCATGCGGGCCGGTGAGTGGACGGATGTGGGGTCTATCACGACGCCATGCGCGATGGGCACGCTGCTGTCCGACCTGCCGCTGTTCGAGGGCGATGTGGACTACGGCAACACGCTCCACGTCCGCATGAACGACGACCTTGAATCGGTCACGTTCCATAACCTGCTGAGCGAGCGAAACCCGATTGCGATCTTGAAGCCGGACGGCACGGCGGAAATCGTCCAATTCCAAACGGCGACCGAAGTTGCGCCCGGCGAGTACGCATGCACGACGCTGATCCGTGGCCGGTTGGATACGACGCGCGCCGCTCATGTGGCCGGCGCCCGTGTCGTGTTTCTCGACAGCCGCGCCCGGTACGGCACGCTGCGGCCGGAGGACTTGGGCAAGACGCTGACGTTCCGTGCCGTGTCGATTGGGACCGATCCCGACGCTGCACCGACGTTCGAATGCACGCTCACAACGATGGAATCGCAGCGCGAGTGGCAGCCGTACAACGCGACCTACGAAGCGGCCGGCGACGACTGGAGCGTTGCCTTCATCGGCCGCTACCGCCTCGGAACCGATGTCTTCCCGCTTGCCTCCGCCAACTTCCGAGGCTGGCGCATCGACTTCACCGTGGGCAGCGTCACGAAGTCGCGAACGACGCTCACGCAGGCTTTCACCTACACCGAAGCAATGCAGATCGCCGACTTCGGAAGCGCCCAGTCCGCGTTCGACAGCGTGACGGTCACGGCCACCAACCTCTACACCAACGGAGACGGCGCGGGCAATCCCGGCGCCGGCACGATCGCAACCCTTCTGGAGCCCTGATATGCCAACTCCCTTCCTCGGCTTCGAGAACGATGTCGAAAATACCCTGCAACCCGGCGTTGCGTTCAACCAGTTGGCCGAAGCGGTCGATGGGGCAATGGGCGGCAACATCGTCGTC